GGAAAACAAAAATGACTAAATTCAGATTTTCAAGCCGTGACCAAAGCAAGCGGCAGGCAGAAATAGAGTTAAGAAAAATTCTTGACACTTTAAAACCAGAACAACAGGATAAATTAATGGAAGCGCTTCATGCTATGCAAAAGCAATTATTTTATCAAGAACCGTGGTTATTAAAGAAATTTAGTGGAATTGAACAGGCGGAGATATTGGCGCAGTTTACCAAGGATGAACAAATGATAATGCTTGCGCGGTTCGATCTTGAATTGCAACATTGGAGGAATCGCAATGGAAAGTAAAAAAGAAAAGCTGATTAAAGAATTAAGAGAACAGGTTGAAAAGATCAAGAAGTTTCAATTAGATTTTAAAAAAAATTTACCTGATGAAAATAATATGAACTCAAGCGATTTACGATATATGAACGGCCAAGTGGAAAGAATGATGATGGAACATGAAAAAATAATTGGGGAATATTATAAGTACAAGGAGGGTTGACAATACTATTTAATTATAATATAATTAAGTTGTAAGCAAACCAATCAAACAAATGGAATTTCAAACAGACTTGACAAAGCAAGAAACTCATTATTTCATTGATCTTTTAAATAACGATTATGAAAAGATGAGAAAAGCCAAAACTGATGCTTTAGATGCTGATGTTATAAATCCAAAATGTCGCAAAACACGTTGGTTAATGATTGAAAGATTAGATCAAGCAATGGAGCAAAACCAAATTTTAGTTCATAAATTCGATGACCACTTAACAGACATCGGAAGGGGACGTAAATTAAATGGATAGTTTTATGATCAATCATCAAGCCGCGCTCGATAGCCAAAGAGAAGCGCAGGCAATCCGCGATATATTTGGCGATGAAGATGATATATTTTTTAATCACAAACAACAAGACGAGGATTTTGATTTCGATGAATAACGCGCCAAGTTTACTTTCGCCGTGTGGCTCATATCAGGTTGATTTTTACCCGATCAAAGATCAGTCTGATTTATTTTTAAGGGTGGGAACATTTGAAGGCAAGACCGAATTTCGGGAAGTTGTAACCGAGGTTGAAATGTTTCGGGAGATAGAGGGCAAAAGGTTTAGAAAATTTAGAACGGTTAAATTAAATAAAATCCCACAAATTTATGAAAAATAAATATTCAGTCAAATCTGTTTTAAATTCAGAGTGTCGTGAGTGGTTTTTACGCAAACATTATTTAAAAAGATTACCGCCAATTTCCTATTGCTTTGGACTTTATGATGAAAATTTATCTTTATTAGGAGTGTCTAGTTTTGGACGGCCTGCGGCGCATGGTGTTGTTAAAGGTGCATTTGGTGGAATATTGATGGATAATTTTTTAGAACTAAATCGTTTAATAATTAATGAAGGACTCCCGAAGAATATTTTATCTTTTTTCTTATCAAGAAGTTTAAACCTTTTACCAAAACCGCAAGCTATAGTGTCTTATGCTGATACTTCGCAAGGACATCATGGATATATTTATCAGGCTACAAATTGGATTTATACTGGTTTATCAGCTAAAAGAAAAGACTATAAACTTAAAGGTGTAAACAATTTACATAGTCAAAGTTTATTAGATAGAGAGGGAAGACATATGAAAAAAGGTAAAGTTGCTGAAATGAGACTAAAATACGGCGATGATTTATATACACAAGATAGACCACGAAAACATAGATATTTTTATTTTGTAGGCAATAAAAAAGAAAAGGCGCATATGAAAGAGAATCTACAATATAAAGTTGAACCATACCCGAAAGGTGATAATTCAAGATATGACGCAAGTTATGTTCCGACAGTACAAGGAATATTGTTCTAGTTGACATATCCATTTAATTCTATTATAATAGAAATGTAAGCAAACGAATCAAACCAATGAACACTTTCTTCAATACATACTTCAACGAAAAACAGCTTGACAATCAGGTTTATGAAATCGCTGCTCCTAACGGAACAATGAATTTGATTGAAACTGATATGGTTATCGCCAAGATCAAGAAAACTCAAGGCGATGAAGCTAAAAAGATCGAAGCGATCATCAGACAGATTGATTGCTTAAATGGTGATCTTCACCACTTTCTAAAGCACATTGCTCAAGCAATGGCAATCGACTTTTAAGGAGGACAAAACAATGAACGGCTTAAACCTAAAACTTACACCCGATCAAGCAACAGCTTTATATCTTGCTCTCGACAACACAATCTATTTTGGAACAGACTTCAAAGATAGATTCACAAAACAACAGCGCGAAGATGTTCTTGCAATTTTCGGAAAAGCAAAAAATTACAATCCACAATGGAGGAAAAACGATGAAAATTGAGCGAATAGTAAGCAAACTTAATTACCTTGAAAGAAAAGGTAATTGGTCAAATCTTGATCTTGAACAAGTAAACAAATTTGAACAAATGTTTGTTGATCATCCACTTGCAAATAATTATGCAATTGATCACAAAACAGGGACATTTTATTTAAAAACAAAGGAGGTTCAGTAAATGGCTAACAGAGAAAAGGGAACAGAACCCGAAAACAAATATTCAGAACTGATACAAGTTCTAGTAAAGCCCGCAACAAAGAAAGAACTTAAAACGCGGGCAATCATCGAAGGCAAGTGCTTATCGCATTTTTTACGCGATAAGTTTGAAGAAGAAGCAAACAAAGAATATGAAGTCGAATGAAAG